ATGCCGAAGACGGACATGTGAAGTTTCGTGTGCATGGTACGCGTTGCTCTGGTGATTTGAACACCAGTTTGGGCAATTCAATTATCATGTGTGCGGCCATTTATGCGTACGCCAAGCAAAAAGGCGTTCGTGTTGAGCTTGCAAATAATGGGGATGATTGTGTGGTCATGATGGAGCGAGATGACCAAGAGCGGTTTCAGCGTGGTGCTGTGGCATGGTTTCGTGATCGGGGGTTCAGTATGGTTTGTGAGAAACCAGTTGACACCTTTGAGGAGTTGGAGTTCTGCCAAACGCATCCAGTGTGTGTTGGTGGGGTCTGGCGTATGATTCGCAACCACAATGCCGTGCTGAAGAAAGATACCATGTGCCTTATAGCAGTGCAGAATGATTTGGTGTATCGGAAGTGGCTCCATGCTGTTGGCATCGGTGGCGTCACACTTAATTCCGGTGTGCCAGTTCAGTGTGCGTTTTATGATGCATATCTGCGACATGGTGTCGTCTGCTCTCAAGGCATGATCGACCACATTAACAAAAATTCCAGTCTTTATACGCGCATCAGGGGTATGGTCAGGGAGTCAACGTACATTTCACCATGCACGAGGGTTTCCTATTACTATGCCTTTGGTGTTTTACCAGACCATCAAATCGAAATTGAAAAGTATTACTCCCAGGCCGAAATTAAGCCATGGCACAGCACGCCAGTGGCCAGGGAGGCATTGGATAATGAACCAGGCATAAAATTGTTAGATAATGAGATACCATGGTAATTATTGTGGGCCGAATTGGTCAGCGGGGCTTCACCAGCCCAGTGTTGTTTCTGATGTTCCGGCGGTTGATGAGTTTGATGAGACGTGTCGCGTGCATGATGCCGCGTACGCGACGGGTCAAGACTTGTTTATCGCTGATGGAGCATTCTATGATGCCAACATTGGTCGTGGTTACAAGAGGTCCCTGGCCGCTTTGGCCGTGAAATCACAACAGTTAGCACGGGGTCTAACCAGGAATAAAATTATTATCGCACCAAATAACAATTTTCAGCAAACAAGCATGGCACCATCCTTGCGTAAAAACAATACCCAGAAGAACAAAACTAAGAATGTAACAAGGACCCAAACTGGGTTAACAATACCGAATACGCGCATAGCCACCACCGTGTCTGCTCCGGCAGCCATGGGCTCGGTTATCCGCGGTACAACTGCCAAGACTGTCAAGAAGAGCTCCAATGGCATCCATATGGATGTCTCAGTTTGCAATGGTCGCCTAGCTGGTGCCATTCAAACCGCTGTTCCAGAGATGGTCGGCATACAGTACTTGATGCCAGTTACGCTGGGTAACGACGAGGTCCAGAATATGACCCGCGTCTACCAGCGTTACCGCATCTTATCTGCAACCGCGCATTTCCGAGCCTTTCAAGGCACCAGCGCTGGTGGTGAGGTCATCATCGTATCGAATGATGACCCCAATTACCGCCCTATTAACACTAGCACTAACTCTAGCTTCTATCAACGTGCTTTGTCTGCGAAGCATGCAATTATGACCCCTATGTGGATGAGCACGAGCTTGCCACTGGATGTTGATTCCGGTTGGAAGGTTTGTGACAATTGCAACAGTACCACATTGGAGGAATTCTGCTCAGGTGTGGTTTATTATTACGTCGATGGCTCAACACAATTGCCAGGCTTCGTGATTATTGACCTTCGTATCGAATTCGAGGGATTGCGTTTCAATTCACGTAACGTCATCTCTGGATCCTACCTAGGACTTGCTGCAAAGAGATCCTTAACTGTCGTCAACCCAACTATTGGTGCTGAGGCTACCATTACTGGTGCTGACTTCACAGTGGGGGACATTTATGCTATCCAACTCAGCACGTCTGGGGCTACATTTGGTGCTGGTGTGACTGCTAGCTCGCTGTGGGACATCTCGTCAGGGTCGGGGACCATTGATTTCACCATCAATGGTTCCACGATCATATACTGCCGTGCGTCCACTAGTACGAGCCTGCGGGCGTATGTGACGTATGATGCGTGTCTCGGGGACGATAAGGGTGATGGACTCATTGGCGGGGTCACCACCACTACTACGTCCACGTTTCCAAGCAGCTACATCACACAATTGCGCAATAGTGCTCAACCGACAAACTAAAGCACTTCGTGTTGTTAATGCGGGTTACATGACTATATTAACGTTGTCGTAATTTAATAAAATAATAAAATAAAATAAAAATAAATAAATATCCATAAAACCCAGGTCATTTGGAGGGGTGTGGCAGTCAGCAATGGACTGTGGCAGTACCCTATCAGGTTCACGGCGTCTGGTAAACGACGTGGCTCCTTCAATCTATGCATCGCACCTGTATAAAAATATCTATGTTATTATATGTACCCGTATCACATTCGTTTTTCTCTACTTTTTCTTTTCGTTTACTTTATATGTTTCTCTTTGTGTACCCTGCCGCTTGAACTGCGGGGTATGCTTCCGTTTAGCGGGTGTAGCCGTAAATCGTCGTGAAGTTCACAGTCACTCTTGACAAATCTACAACAATGCCGAAATCTGGTTTTAATCAGTGGGGGGTAGGACAC